GCCGTTTCATCCGCCAGACTGCCCCAGTTGCATCTGTTCTAGACACCTGGGGTCCTCCGCAGTGTCCCCACTGCCAGAGCTACCTGAACCGCGCGGAATCCTTGTACCCGACGCTCCCGGACGCCACAGCTCCTAGCACGCAGCATAGGCTACCTGACGCTACCCGGCGGGCCCGGCCTACTTGGGGGGGCTGCACACAGACACTCGATCTGCCTCTCTATGCCTCCGCTGGGATCCCAAACACCAGCCGGGGATCCGCAGTGACTTCTTCACCAACACTCACCTCAAAACATACGGCCGCCGCCGCGACGCTCACCAACACGATCTAAGCAACTGTTGTCGGTGTTCAAGGAGATCCGACCTGGTTAAAATGTGGTCGAACCTCCTCCAACTGTCAGAGAAAGCCATCTTAGAAAAGGATTGCTCCAATCTAATCTGGTCCTCGACAGCAACACCGAATGCGCGTTCGAACGACACACGCGCCTCAACAGTCACCTCGACAGCATCGTCCAAGGTTGCAAACCACGCACCTGTTGCGAAAGATTCCGTGTGTGGAAACTCCCGGACCTTTTTGCGATAAGGTCCCAAGGCAACAAGGGCGGAGGTGAAGAATGCTTGGAGAACAGGCACCCCTAAAGCGCAGGACAGCTCGCACATGGCCACTCCTATCATCCAGTTCTTGGCAAAGACAGGCTCACGCAAGTAAATGTGAGTGGAAAAAGAGCCTGATATAACCCGATGATATTCACGAACCATGACGAGTCCGCGTCTGCCCAGCGCTATGGGGGCCGAACCTCCAAAACGAACATCCTCCAAAACGGTGGCGGGACGCTCAAGCAAAACTTCGTGGCCGGAACTTTCCAGTATGGTTTGGCTGAAACCGCGCAACACAGGCGCAGCTTCAGACCTCTCCAAAAACACCAGAACGTTATCACCGTCGACCAAGACGTCGTACTTGCTCAGACTGAATGAGCGGAGAGCAGCGACAACCTCAACCAAGAACACGAGCGAATTGCCCATGCCCGTGTTGAAGTCGCCACTGGCCCGCGCACCCGGCCTAGAAAACTTGGCGCCACACTGCAAGGTA